TTAAATACTTTTACATAATAGTTCACAGCACTATTCAAAACTGATATACAACTTCTAGCTGAGGGTAGCGAGTTAGTGTGTAGAAATCCAGGCTCTGATTCCGACGCCAATAGTCAACCTGGTCAACTGCTAGGGTAATTAGTGGATAGCAATAAAATAACGAAGCTAGTTACTCTAACAATACACATTAAAGAACCACTGTATTAAAGTAAAAGTTAAACCTGAGATATTCCCTAGTAGCATGAGGGTAGGGCGTCTCTATGGTATAATGCAAATAATGTGGCAAAGTTCTAATCCTGAACAACGAATAGAAGATGATCTAAAGACTATTATAAGTTTATTAAGAGAGATTGTAGATAAACTAGATGGCAACTCTTAAACAAAAGAAAGCAGCCGAATTTATAGCAAAAGGAGACAGTGTTTCCAAAGCTATGAAGAAGGCAGGATATACTGAAGCTAGTGCTAAAAACCCACAGTATTTAACTAAAAGTCAGTCTTTCTTAGAAATTATGGAAAAGTATGGAATTACTGATGATAAGTTATCCACAGTTCTTAATGAGGGTTTAGCCGCTACCAAAGCAGTAGTTATGGGTACTAAATCAGAGGAATCATTTGTAGACATACAGCCAGACTTTGCAATACGACACAAGTATCTTGAAACAGCCTTGAAGCTAAAAGGACACACTAAGGAATCCACAACCAATAACATTACTATCAAATACAAACCATTGTTAGGAGGGGACAGTGTTCGAGCGAACAACAGCAACAAACAAATTATTGACATTGACCCAGAGAATTAGAGGTGTAGCTGGTGGTACTTCTGCTGGTAAGACAATATCAATTCTTCAGATACTTATAGACTATGCTTCTTGTAATGGACATAAACCAGATAACTATGATGATAACTTTCCTTTCGTTGAAACACAGCCCAAACTTATATCTGTAGTCTCGGAATCATTCCCACACCTTCGTAGGGGTGCTATCAGGGACTTCATTAACATTATGGCAGATAGAGGATACTACGTTGATGCTGATTGGACTAAGACAGAGTTTACTTATACGTTTCCCAGTGGTTCAAAGATTGAGTTCTTTTCGGCAGATCAACCAGGTAAAGTTCGTGGACCACGACGTGATGTGCTATTTGTAAACGAAGCTAACAACATTGACTATGAATCATTTGACCAGATGCGTGTTCGTACTCGTGATGTTATATGGCTAGACTGGAACCCAACAAGCGAGTTCTGGTGGTACTCCGAGATAGTTCCTAACTATGACCATGATTTCATTACGCTAACCTATTTAGATAACGAGGGATTGAATCAAAGCATTATAGACGATATTGAATCCCACAAACATAACAAGAACTGGTGGCGTGTATATGGTCTCGGACAGCTCGGAGAAGTTGAGGGCAAGATATATTCCAACTGGGCAATTATAGACAACGTACCTCACGAAGCTAAGTTAGTGCGTCGTGGGCTAGACTTTGGGTATTCTAACGACCCAGCAGCGCTTATAGACGTGTATTACTACAATGGTGGCTACATACTTGATGAACGCTTGTATCGCAAAGGCATGAACAACAAGCCACTGGCAGACTTTATTAACAACTTAGAGTTCCCAGAAACGCTTGTAATAGCAGATAGTGCCGAGCCTAAGAGCATAGATGAGCTAAGACTGTACGGATTGAACATACTACCAGCAGAAAAAGGACCAGGAAGTATCAAGCAAGGTATAGATACTGTTCAGTATCAGCGCATCAGCGTTACAAAGCGTAGTGTGAACACAATTAAAGAATACCGAAATTACATGTGGATAACCGACAAGAACGGCAAAATTATTAACCAACCTGAACCAGGCAACGACCACAGCATGGACGCATTACGATACGCTCTTGCATCTCTGTTAAAACACGATACATCATCAGCTGGTATAATAGACACAACACCATTACCTGACCCGTACTTACAAACGTTCAAGGTCAATCAAGATGGCACAAGTACAATGACGCATGATATTGGTAGGGCAATAAGAGAAACGGAGTGGCAATGACATATAACATAAACCACGCAGACATCTTTGAATGGGCTAAGAACTACAAAGGTGAACCATTTGACGCTGTATTATGCGACCCACCTTATGAACTAGGATTTATGGGTAAAAGTTGGGATTCAACAGGTATAGCATTTAACAAAGATATGTGGGAAGCAGTATTCAACATACTCAAACCAGGTGGACACCTTCTAGCGTTCTCGGGCTCAAGAACTTATCATCGAATGGCCGTAGCAATAGAAGATGCAGGCTTTGAGATACGAGATATGATTGAGTGGGTGTATGGTTCAGGATTCCCGAAGTCGCTGAATATAGGCAAGGCAGTGGATAAGATACAGGGTAATGAGCGAGAAGATTTAGGAGAACATATACAGAATAAAACGAACCCAGATTCTAAGAATAGAAGCTGGCAGTCAGAAGACGGTGTAGGTAATAAGTGGAATCTCTCTAAAGGCACATCACCCTACGAAGGCTACGGCACAGCTCTTAAACCAGCCCATGAACCTTGTGTACTAGCTAGAAAACCTATTGAGGGAACAGTAGCTAACAACGTCTTAAATCATGGTACTGGTGGGTTGAATATAGATGGCTCACGAATTACAAGCGAACTACCAGAGAATAGACAGCGACATGGTGGGGGGCTACACTCAGACAAAATAGGACAGCTTGACCCCAAAGCAATAAGCACAATGCCATCGGGTAGATTCCCCGCAAACCTTATCCACGATGGCTCTGATGAAGTAGTAGGGTTGTTTCCTGATACAAAGGGTCAGTATGGGGGCAAGGGTAAAGCAGCCAACAGTAAGTCTGGTAAGTATGGGTGGAATAATAGCAAAGAAGAAGTAAACAATAGGGGTGCTACACAAGGCATAAGTGACTCTGGCTCAGCCGCTCGCTTTTTCTACACAGCTAAAGCCTCTAAGAGTGAACGTAATGCAGGGCTAGAGGGGTTTGGCGACAAGGCAACACATAGATTCGGTGCAGGAATAGGCGAGGGTTTAGACCCAAACGCACCAAGCTATGACAAAAACCATCACCCCACAGTGAAACCCCTATCCCTAACTAAATACCTAGCTAACCTAATCAAACCACCAACAGGAGGTAGACTACTTGTACCCTTTAGTGGTAGTGGTTCAGAAATGATAGGAGCATTACAAGCTGGCTGGGAACACGTTGAGGGTGTTGAACTTACCGAAGAATACATACCGATTGCAGAAGCTAGAATTAAGTATTGGACGAGCATAATAGAAACAGAAAGTGAGCAGGTAAGTTTGTTATGAAAGTAGTAACATTCTATATATACAGCGCAGTGCTGCCAACAAATGAGCTAACACTTTATCGCTGCGTTAAGTGCAGTAGACCCATATTCAAAGCAGGTGGAGACGCTATGGTAATCTCCAATGCTAAGACACCGAACTTTGATCCTAGCTTATCTAACAAGGGATACTTTGAAATCATGTGCCATAGTTGTAAAACTGAGTATAAGGTTTTATGGCAATAATGATGTATAATGTAGTCAGGCAAACACTAAAAGCCCCAATTGTTCTTGGGGTTATTTTTAATTAGAGGACATTATGGCACAAGACCAATTTAGCTCGGCATCACCCAAACTCAGCGACTCACGTGTAGACAATATAAGCGACCAACTGGGCGTAATTGATTCATTACCAGCGCTTAATTTAGACATACCAGACAACGAACTTATTAAGAATCTTAACTATCGCATTGAAGATAGTCGTGGCTACTGGGATCAACCACAAGGCTTTAACCTAAAGCAGGCTCGTGCCAACAACTCTAAACTCTTAGTAGGTAAAGAACTAGAAACAACTACGTTATATCGCTACCAGAAGATGTATGTTGAGAACCAAATCTTTGTAGCTAATGAATCTATCATTGCTTACCTTACACAGAACCCAGCAGTACCAGAAGTTATGCCAGCACAAGACAGCATTACATCACGTAAGCTCGCTACTGACATGGAAAAGGTACTAAAAGCTCACAGCCAGATAGTAAACTTAGACAGAATTGTTGACACAATGGCAAGAAACTTACTTAGTAAGCGTATTGGTATAGTTTACTGGGAGTTTGACCCTAACTATGGTGACAATGGTGAAGTAATCCCTCACGTTGTAGACCCAGAGCATGTGATACTTGATAAGAACTGCCCACTTGGCGGCAATCCAGCGTTTGTATGCCATGTACTCAAGTATTCCGTAGAAGAACTATGCTACCGATACCCAGAAAAAAAGAAACAAATCTTTGATAAGCTCGGTATCCAGCGTGGTACTCCAAAGCAAATGACTAAGGTTATAGCTGTACGACGTGTATGGCTGACATATTACAAGAATGGTGAACCTATTGAAGCGTGTGTAACGTACTTTGGTGACCTAGTTCTCGGTAAGTACAAAGACCCTAACTGGAACTACGCTAAGGGCAAAAACTTCCTACGCTCTCACAAGAAACCA